ATTAGCTGTTTGTGTGTTATACACTTTCAGCATATAATTAAAAAACGTAGTTCCTAAAATTGGCATAATGCGAAGCTGTGCTTGTGTAGCTATATATGGTGTTACATCAGTTACATCTACGTTAGCCGTTATAGGTGTGTTCGTCTTTAGGTAGTTTTCAGTTATAAAGTAAAGCATTATTCAGGTGTTTTGGGTGTTTCACTTGTTGGAATCGGTACAACATCACCACCTTCAACGGGCGGCAATGAAGCCAAAGCACGAATCTCGTTCGGTGTCATTGAACTAAGAACTTTTGTAGCAACCAATGGTGACATTGAATTCAAAGCATCACTTGTTTTAGATGCGCTTTCCTCAACTTCTACTATCGTTTCGTTAATGATTTGAAAGTTGTTAATTACTAACTCACCTTTTACTTTAGCGATATGTAGCAATTCGTTGAATATATCTTGAACAATCTCACGCAAAGGTTTAACAACATTCTTTTCGAAGATTACATACGCTTGTTTGATATCACTACCCGAACCTAAAGAACCCGTAGTTCTAACACCCATTAAAATAGGGTCAATCGTGTGCGCAAAGCAAATCTGCTCGGTGTTTAACGCTGATGCTTCTTGAAATAGCTTATCGTTTGAATTAGTCGGTAAACTTTCAATCTTAGGCATTTGCTCGGGTGAGTTAGCGAAGAACGCAACTGCTTTACCCGCGTTTTCAGCACCTTTCAATTTATCGATGGTTCGTCTTAATACATTTTTTTCTTCTTCGCTTTGTGGTCTTTTAGGGAACATCATAGCAAATGAAGGGAAAACAGCGTTTTGAATGTTTGATTTCGCTAAATAACTAAGTTCGCCACTTAAAAAAGCAAAGTTTAACGCACTTGAATACTGCGGTAATGGGTAGTAATCTTGACCGATGCAAGGTAACTCGTAAATATAAAGTTGTTCGTACTCATTACTTAATGGGTGATATGGTGTAATTTCAAAAACATCTATTCTTGAAGCCCAATCTTCGCAAATAAAGTATGTTTTTCCGTCTTTAGAGCGTCTTAATTTCTCGGGCGATAGGTTTTCTACTCTCGTAAGTTTTCCACGTTCTGAAAAGCACAATTTAAAATAAACCCTATTATGAATAACTAATTGCTTCGTAACAATAGATGCAACCTTTTTTAGTTTTATCTTCTTTTCGAATGCGTAAAGTTCTAATTTTTCTTCGTTAGTTAGCTTTTCCGTTTGAATCGTAAATCCACCACCGATAACTGCATTCACTTTGTAATCTACTATCGCTCCGTGTAATGGTGATGAGTAGTACATTTGATTTAATGTTTCCGGGTAAAGGTTATCTTGTCCGAATGGAATGTAACCCGCAACTTGATAGCGTCCATTTACATAAGGTAATGCAAGATTTGCACCGCCCACTTTATAAAAAGGTGTGCTAAAACTTTGATAGCCTTCCACGACTTCAATATTTTGTTTTTCACTTTGTCTAAATATATCGTACCAAGCCATAATTTAATCGTATATTGAATTTACAATAGCACCCGAAACAACCATTCGACCTTCTTCGATTACTTCGCCCGTAGTATCTTCGATTGTTATAGGTGGGATAAGTGATTCATAAACCGAATAAGAATATTGACCTTTGCTTAATTCAACATCTACGGGTTCATCTAACAAGAACTGATTAAACCTTTCAGGATATGTAGAAATGTCGGTAGATGTGAATAAAATAGGGTCTGATTCGGGATTCATTTCGTTCTGAAACACGAACAAATAATAAGGATTAGTTAACGTACTTACTTCAGTTAACGTTAAAACTATATTATTGATTTCGTCTTTATTTATGTATATCACAACTATATTAATTTAGTTCGTCTTTTTGTTTAAAAAAAAAGCACCCCGAAGGATGCTAATTTATTATGGAGAAACAGGGATTTAGATAACTAAATTTACAGCAGACTCAAGAACTTCATAGGATAAATACTCCTCTTCAGACGTCAAAGTAACGGAATACTTAGAACCATCCGCACGAGCCGTTCCCGAACCTTCAGCAGCACCCGTTAACTGCATATATGGGAAGTACCAATACTTTCCGTTTGCATCTTGAATGATAACCGCTAAATATTGTTGACCCGCTCCAAGCACTTTAATAGCTTGGGATTTTGATTGGTCACGACGATGGAACATCAACGTAATTGTTTTAGTATAATAAGAAGAACCATTTACAAGGTCGATAGCTGCTTCTTCAGTATACGAACCCGTGTTTCTTCTAATTTCGAACTCCGTAAATAACGTCGGGGTTACTAAAGTAATTCCATCAATAGTCCAAGTTAATGTTGAATCTAAAGTGATTTCATCTATTTCATCCTGTTGGTTTATCCACACTTTGTAGATACCACCCGAATTGTTGTCACACGACTTAACAATTCCTTCTAATGCTTCACAAGCCATATTTTTATATTTTTTTTATGTTTTACAAAAAAGGGTGAGGTTATCCCCACCCCTTAAACCTATTTATTAATTATTGATTAATCAAAACAAGCAGCCCAAACAGCGATTTGCTCGGGGTTTGTATGAAAAAATCCTGCTTTAACATTCGCACGTGTACGGATATATGGTTCAGCAACCGTGTCAGTTAAGTTAACTGCTTTCAAAGCCTTAGAATCACCTTCAGCATCAAACGCATAAACTAAATCATCTTTTAAAGAAGCTACGATTGTGTTATCCGGCATACCTTCACAAACGATTACTTTAATTCCTAAGTAAGTCATTTGCAATGGAGCAGTAACATAAGTTAATGTGTTACCTGAAGCAGCAGCTAATTCGTAAGCAGCAGCAACGTTAGAAGAAACACGGATTCTTAAATCAGCTTTTTTGAATCGAACTGAAGCAGGTAAACCACCAACAACTGAATTCAATGTAGTAAGTACGTTACCGCTGTTTACAGCACCACCATTTGAATAAGCTAAGTTAGCACCATCAGCACACAATTTAACTAAGTGACCATCACAAAGTTCCAAAAGCGGGTTTTCGCTTGTTGTGTCACCTTGCCATCTAATCAATTCGATATCTTCTTCGATTTGACTTGCCATTATACCCCAATAGTAGTTCATAAAAGAAGCTACGGTGAAATCACCGTTAGAACCTTGTGTCATTTGCAAAGCAACAAAAGACTGCTCTAAATCGAATTGACAAATTTGAGCCATTGCCGAAAACGCACAAACATCGATTTCGATAGCGTCAAGCGTATCATTTGGAGCGTTGAAGTTACAAGTAGATGCTTGTAAGATTGAACCGAAAGCAACGTTAGCCAATTTAGTTTTTGACTTAATACCCGGCAAAGCACGATATGAATCTGCAACGTCAGCTGTTAAATAAGCACGAGAATAGAACTCGTTAGGGTTAGGACAAAGCAAAGCGTTGTTCTCAATGTCAAGGTCGAATTTTAATTTTCTTTCCATTTTTGTTTTTATTTGATTTTTAGTTATTACTTAATTTATTAAATGCGCTGAATTTTTCAGCAATACTCATTTTAACTTCAGACTTCATTTCGATTTCATCTTCCGCTTTTTCCGCTAACATTTCTTCCATTTGGGTTCTTAAGTCAGCAATGATTTTTAAAAGGTTGTTAACTTGTTCTTCAAGTACAGGAGCAACGATTGCCAAAACTGCTTCCGCATCCGTAGCAACGTCAACCGCCATTTCTTCTTCTTTAACAACTTCTTCAAGTTCTTCGGGTGCAGGTTGTTCGTCAATTGGTTCAGTTTCGGTAGTTACTTCTTCTTCGACTACTGAATCTTCCATCGCAACCTCTTCTTTGGGTGCATCCTTAATCTCGATAATCTCACCGCCTTTTACAACGTAGATTTTACCTTCGATTAGGTGTTCGCCATCGGGTAATTTGTTCATATTATATGTGTTTATTTGATTACTTAATTTAAGACCTAAAAACCCTTCAATAGAAAACCCAACTTGTTCGGCTTTTACTAACTCATTGTAATAGTCTTTATCAGTTACTTGCGCTGTTATCATTAACGTACCTTTAGGAACTTCAATTCCAAACGTGCTAAATGCTTTATCTTGTTTTGGGTTATCTACAATCCACGATTCTAAAATGTATGCGGGAACTTTTTGTTCTTGGTCGTGTTCTAAATTAAAGATATCACGATTCTTTAAATCTTGCATAAACTTAGCGTGGATTTGCTCGATTGTTTCAGCTGTGAATTGAACGTAATATTCGCCCGTTTCGTCATCCCTTCTATAAATTTCCATTGGAATCATAGCCGGTGCAGTCACACGATATTTTAAATCGTCCGCAAATAACATTTTAACTTCTTGACTAAATGCCATTCCTTTAACCTTTATTGCCGGGTTAGAAGTAAACGCAATTTGTTCAATTCCTAAATCTTCGCCATCCGAATATTCGGGGTCAATCGTGATTTTGTATATAGGTAAATCCTTTGTCATCTCACTATATTAAATTTTATTTATATTTGTTCAAAAATTATAAAGATGATTGAAGTACTTGGGCGCAATATTGCCAATAAAATGAATGAAATAACTATCGAAGAATTCGAAAAGATTTCTAACATTCACAACAATTCAGAACTCGATAACATCGAAAAACAAATCAAAGTTTTTGAAGTAGTCGGAATCGAAGAAGATGAATGGGATGATTTTAAATACTTCGTTGAAAAAACCAAAGAATTCAATACCGATAATTACGAACCTAAAGACCCTATCGGTGAAATAGAAATAGACGGATTTACTTATAAAGCGGAATTAAAACTTTCAGTAAAAGATACGAAGCTAATCGAGAAAATGATTACTAAAGAAAATAAACATTCCGTGTCTGACATTATGGCTTTAATGTTTAAACGAACCGATTTAAGTAACACGGAACACTACGATAGCGCACACCTAAAACACAAATCTAAACTATTTAGAACACAAGTCGCTGAAATAGCAATCCCTTATCTTAATTATGTCACAAACACAATCTCTGAACACGCTAAAAAGCAAGCTGCCGAAAGCGTGGAATCAAATAACGATTGAAACATTTATAGAACTAAAGACCCTATCCGATGAAGATGGGGTTTTTAACTATCAAATAGATGTATTATGTACGTTGTTAGATTGTTATCCTGAAGATATTGATGAATTAGGCATCGATGAACTTGAAGAACTTTTGTTATTGGTCAAGTTTATAAGGGATGAACCACCCAAGAACTACAAATCAGAACTTGGAATCTATAAACTAAAGCCATTTAACAAAATTACGTTAGGTGAGTTTATAAGTTTAGAAGCATATTTCTCGGATAACTACATTTTAAAGCTACCTAATATCGTTGCAATACTTTATCGAAGATTTCGTGTTAATGAATGGGGGGATGAAACGTTAGAACCTTATAACTATCATTCGTCAGATAGGTTAGATTGGTTTTTGGATTTTAAGATAACCGATGTTTTTGGATTACTACCGGAATACATTAAATTTCGTGAAGGTATAATCGACCAATATAAAAACCTAATGACCGAAACTTACGAAGATGACTTCGAAATCGATTCTAATATGGATGCCGAAGATTTGAAAGCAGCTGAAGAAGAAAAGAAACAACAAAAATGGGGATGGGAAACTTTAATATGGAATTTATGCAACGAAGACTTAACTAAGTTTCACGCTGTTTGCGACCTTCCGTTAATACTCGTGTTTAACTTTCTTGGAATGAAAAAAGAATTAAACGTTTAGTATTCCAATGCACCCCAAAACTCACCGAATAACGGATTAAAGTCATAGATTACATTTTGCTTTTTACGAAGCATTCCCGCAACTTGAACAAGCGGATATTTACCCGATAGCCATTCGATGTATTGTGCATACATTTCCGAGATTATACCTTCGCTTTCTAATCGTTTATTGAATTGTCTAACTAAGTTATAAGGTTCTATTGATATTGTTCCGTTATTTAGAAACCCAAAGTAATAAGCAGCAAGTATTTCGATTCTTAAATTACCTTCCGTAGTGAATTTAGCATTAATACGGATTGATTCGTAAAGCGTTCCCGTGTCTATTAACGCATCTTCTTTGATGACTTTCTTCAAAACTTGGGCTGCTTTGTTTCTTATCTTGTACTTAAGTTTGAATTCTTTATCAGGCATACAACTATATTATTTTTAATCTTCGTTTTGTTTAGGAACTTGACAATCCGTGTAGTTATTTATTGAACACGTTAATGTCATTGTCCACCCTGCCGCATAATCTAACAAGTCATTGTTTAATGGTGTCATTGTTGGTTGACCTACTACATCAAAATCAAAATCATCTGAATATAAAAACCAATTGTATAAGTCGTTTAGAATTAAATGGCAATCGCTTAAAATTACGTTTATGTTTGCTCGGTCTTTTTGTATGATGTCGAAGCAGTAAATTTCTAAATTAATTTCGGTAGTAAAACCCATTTCGCTTGGAATAGCATCTACAGGACAAATAAAAACTAAAGGATATTTCTCATCCTTTGTAGCGAAATTTTCTAACTGCTCTCGAAAATCTGAACCAACTTTTTTAACTTGTAAATGGCTATCGTAAAAGTCAATTATCTTATTTACTAAACTTATATAACTAATCATAGTGTTGCGTTTTGATTTATTTTAGCGACTTTGTTTTGTGTTTTTGTTAGTTCGGTTTCACTAACTACAGCGTTAACGGTTATCTCGGTTTGTTGTGATTGTGAACCACCTACGTTATTCATATCGTTTCCTGCCCCAAATAAGTTAAATGAAGGTGTAGCCGTTCCCGTTGTAGAACTCGATGATGCGCTCGGTAAGGTTGGTGTTTCGTTACCACCACCACCGCCTGTAGAAGTAAATTGTGTAGATGCTATTTTAGCGATGTTAGCCGCTGAAGTTGCAGCCGTTGCTACGAGTGCAGCGATTCCGCCCGGACTTGGAACACCTAAAATTGTTAAAGGTGATGAAGCCAATGAAGCCGTGATAGCTTTCCCCGCATCAATGATAGCACCCGACAATTGCATAGCTTTGTTAAACTTAAATTGTTTCTTGGCTAATTCTTCTTCTTCTTTACTTCCTTTTTTGACTTTCGCCATTTTAGCACCGAAAGCAATATCACCTACTGCTTGAATTGCTTTTGTCGAATCTTCAGCAAGTTTTAAAGCAGCGTTTGCCGTGTCTAAAGCAGCTTGTCTTTTTTTGTTTTCAGCATCTAAAGCATCCTTTGCTTGTTTGTCAGCATATTTTTTAGCTATGTCCGCAAGTTCTTTTTCTTGTTGTTCCTTTAGAACTTTCGTATCTAACCCAAATTGTTCGGCTTTTGCTATTAACTGAAAATACTTTGAATTAACCGCATCAACTTCACGGCTTTGTTCGTTCATTACTAAAAGTCTATATTGCTCGTAGTAATCTTCTTCAGCTTGCTGTTGTGCTTCTTGGTTTGCTTTTACTAAATCATTTACCTTTTGTTGTTTAGCCTTTTCAGCGTCTATAACGGTTTGTTCTTGTTTCTTTAAATCAACTTGTAATTGTTGGTTATAAAGTTCGGCTAATCGTGTTTTTTCTGCTGCTGTTAATGCTTCGTTTTTTTGTAAATCCTGCATTTGTCGGACATACTTTTCATTTATCGTAGCAATCTCACGCTCGTTATCGTTTGCAATTAATGCGATTTCTAAGTCTGCTATTGTTCTTTGTGCTGCTAACCTATCTTCAGCGAATTTCTTAGCTTCATCTGCTCGCTTTTTAGCTGCATCCGAATTCGCTTTAGCTATCTTTTCGTTATGTTCCTTTTGTTTGTCAAGTTCCTTTTGTTGTTCTTCTCGTTTCTGAACCGCATCTTCAGCAACAATAGCGTTACGCTCCCTTCTTTGATTTGTAATTATAGTATTTTCTTCTGTAATTTGCGCTTTTAATTTTTTAATCTTTTCTTGGTCAGCGTCATCGCCTAACTTTTGTTGCGCTTTCAACGCTTTTTCTGCTGATTTTAATCGTGTTTTTGCTTCACTTCCAATCGACTTACTTTTTGCTAACTCTAAATCCAAAGTTTCCTGACCATAGATTTTAGCCATTCGGATTTCATAATCGAAATTACCGACAATCGTTTCTTGACGTGCTTTAGAACTTTCCATTATTTGTTCATTCGCTGCTAACATCTTTTCGGCATTTTCTTCAGCGGCAAAACTTGTAATTCCTAACCAATCCGTTAAATCTTTAAACCCTTGAATTAAATCGTTAATAGGTTTCATTAAAAAGTCAATAATCTTTTTTAAAATCCCCATTTTATTCAGTAACAAAAGAATAGCTACGACAATCGCCGTGATTACAGCAACCAATAAAAAGATAGGATTTGCAAGTAACGAAATACCAAAAGCGATAAACTGCTTCATAGCTGCCCCAACTGCTGAACCTAACCCTAACACCGTTTGACCAAAGCCTTTAAATTGTGCGGCTAAATCCGCAGGGTTAATTCCTTTTATTGCATTCGTTAATAACTTTGCTTTATCACCCGCTTCGGCAAAGTCTAACGACATAATAGAATCCTTAATAGAACCTAATCCGTTACTAACTTGTTCGAACTTAGAACCCGAAGCAAAGATATTTACTTGTTCGTTTGCGTCTGCTAATTGGTCTTTTAGTTCACCCGCTCGTTGCGATAACTTTGCTATTTGTTCTGAATCCGTAGCATTTGCGATTTCGCCTTTTAGTTCACGCAATTCTTTTTTAATTGCGCCTATGCCGGTTATTTTTAATGGAACTTCTATTTCATTCATATCTTATGGGTAAACTCTTATTTCTATTGTGTTATCAGTTAACATATTATCTTGACCAACATTCGTTAAATCGTAAGTGAATATATCAATATCATTTACTGAAGTCACTACGATAGCATTTTGATTATTTAATTTGCTATTACTTAAATGTAGATATACTTTATCAGCATTTGGAAAAGCATTCGTTAAAGTTCCTCGATATACACCGACACCGATTCTCGCCCAAACAATATCGCCTAACGTGTTTTCAAGTATTGTAACAACGGGGTCTAAAATTCCCGTTTGGCTAATCGTAGCAATATACTTTTGATAAGTTGGTAACATCTCGGTAATCGGTCTGCCATTTAGCGTTTCAGTTACTCGTAAATTATTTGTCGTTATTCCGTCTTCAGTTACGCTTTGGTTATCACCTACAACCATCCCTCGTAAACTCGGAGCGATTACGTTACCCGTTCCAAAGACTTGAAAGTTGCCAAAACTTAAATTGATATTGGATAAAACGTTATTGAAGTTTATAACACCACCCGTAGCAAGTGAAGTAGTCGGGTCACCTACATAAATCGGTGCAGCTATTGGGAAGTTTACTAAATCGATTTCAGTATCTACACTTATTAATTCAACTTTTGTTAAGACCTCATCGTTAGCGTTATAGTCAATTACCTTGTTGATATTCCACCAACTATTATCGATACGGATTTTGTCGTTTAACTTTAACGTTTGGATGTCTGCTTCGTTTAACAAGAATGAAGCAATTAACATTTTACCTACATTGATTTGATTAACGGTTCTTCGCCAATATAAATTATAAAGATTGTTGTTTGTTAATACGCTTGTTTGGTAAAAGTAGTAATCACAAACCCCGAAATTAATATCAAAGGTTGGTGTTAACGCATCGTTGAAGTGACCCGTTTGCGGATAACTTGTTAACCCGGTTGTTCCTGTAGTTCCTTGTTCGTAGATATTGAAAGGTTGGCAAGTCTTTACACCGCCATCATATAAGATTCTTATGTTCGTGTTTGCAGCTATTCCGTTAATCATTGGAAGATATGCATCGAATAAAGTTCGACCTACAGGAGTCGGTGAGAATAGCAGTTCTTTTGTGTCCGTGTCCTTAACATACTCGTTATCGAAAGTGTATTCAATTTGTCCGTATGTTTCTGCCGTTGCTTGTGTGTAAACTACGTTTGGCGAATCCGTATCGGGTTTGTAGGTTAGCTTTAATTTCTTTTTGCTTAAATCGGGTAAGAAGATTAGTTCTTGTTCGATGTTCTTCGCAAGTTTTGTCGACCAATCTTTTTCAGCTCCTGAATCATACCATTCGTCACGATGAACTAATATAAGTTCGTTAGGTTGGTTCGTGTTTGGGTATGCATAAAGATTATACATTTGAAATATCGCCTTTACGAAATCCGATTGCTTTATCTTTTGTGGAATGAACTGATTAACTACTTGAAGCCCTGTTAATATTTGAATGTTATTTGATGGCACGATGTCAACACCTAAAGAAGTTAAATCCGCTTGAACGTTAACTTGTGCATCTGCAAGTGTTACTGTGTTTTGCCAAAAAGATGGTATTGTTACCCCTGCTATTACGTTTAAATTAACTACATTAATTCCTACATTAATAGTTATTATATCACCCGTGTTTATGTTTATTGGAACCGGGTAAGTCGTAGTTCCTGAAGCGCTTAATATTGTCGAAGTTCCTACAGGGTAAATTGTAGAATTTGGAATCGTTACCGAATCAATACTACCAATCGAGTTTACACCTACTCCATTTATAAATAATTTAAAAACTAAATTGTATTTATAACTTCCTATCGCTAAACTAACGGGGTTTACTTCTAAGTTATCTAATAAGATATTAAAAGCATAATTAAAACTAAAATTATATGTTTGACCTTGTGCCGTGTCCGTGTTAAATGGCGCAGTATATTCACCCGTTGCAGGATTGAAAATGCTTTGTATGTCAAGTGTTTCTGTCCACGTTGCTACGTTTTGAGTAAAGGATTGATTTAAACCTATATTTGGTTGTGTGTAAGTTGTCGTAAAAGTTGTGTCAGCAGTTACCCGATAATCCGTGTAATCAAAGTTATTCACATCGCCATTATAAGGAATCAATAACTTATCGAAGTGCGCAGCTGCTAAACTTGACCAAGAATAAGTAAAACCACTATTTGAAAAAATCCTATCGAAATAAGACTTCGCATAAATGGCGGGTTTAAACTGATTAACCGTATAATTCGGGGTATCGTTATACGGCATTATATATTTGTAATGGTCAGCTTGCGTATGCGACCAACTATTCGTAATTGCACTTATGTCGAAAGAATGGTCTAAGTCGCTAAAATCTAAATCGGTTAATTCTAAATTTGTTATTGCCGTGTAGAATTCCGCTTGTGAATCACGAATCAAAACTTCGTATTCTAATCCTTGTTCGTATGCATCCGTTAATTGAACTTTCTTTACATTAACTAATTGAAGTAATGCATCGGTAACGATAGGGATTCCATTTTGCAAAATAGAACATCTTGTTAACGTGTTTATGTTGAATGTTCCCTCACTTATATTAACGTCATAATAATTGTTTAGAAGCAAGTTATTATTCTTCGTGCCGCTTAGTGTTATAGACTTTGAAAAAGTTCCTTTACGTTGTGTTAAATCACGAATATCGCCAACTTGAAAATTCAAAGGTAGGTTAGTTCCTTCTTTGACATCTAAATAACCCGTTTCAATTTGTATTCTAACCATTTACGTTATCTTGATTTGCTAAACGAACTACTATAGAATGTTTAATTAGATTCTTGTTTCTTTGTTGGTAAATTTCATAACCCGTGTTTGTGACTATTACGGGTTGATATAAAGTTGATTCGGGAATTCTCAAAGGACATCCGCTTTCATCTTCAGGATAAAGCCAAGATTCCGTGTTTGTGTACGATGCCAACTTCAAATAAACTTGTGGTGATGTTATCAATTCTTCAAAGTATCGATTCATTTCTTCAGTCATCCAATTCGTGTTTAATTCAATCGTCTTTCTAACGTTTATATTGAAAGTCTTAAACCCTTCTTCTAAAGTTGAATAACTCCATTGGTCAGGTGTTAACGAAGTATCTACGAATCCTGTAACATCTTTGTTATATTCATCCCGTGTAACTTCCCCACGTTCGTAATTCTTTAACTGAAAAGCAAATGAACTAAACGAACCTAACCTATCCAAAAACAAACAATGATATTCAGAAATTTGAACCCGTGTATCTAAAATAACTCTATATCGTGCGCTTAATGGGGTGAATGTTACTAAATCGTTTGCATAATAAAAAAAATAAGAAGTAGTGTCCGTTTTTATCATCGGTAACGTTGCAGCTCCTATCGGTGTTAATACACCATAGTTATTCGGACCAACTGCGATTTGATTTATCGTAACTGCTCCCGTAATTGATTTGTAATACTGCTCCCCGTTGCTATTTGTAAAAATTAAATAATCGGGTGTTCCCGTTGGATTTAACGCATTCAAATATATATCTTGACCTAATGTACTATAAAACGTAGTAGGTTGGTTTGTGAGAAGTCTTTTCGTGTTTGCGTCTAATGTGAAATCATCGTAATCGTACACGGGAAAATCTAACCATCTAAACACCCCGTTAAAAACAATGGCTTGGTATAATGAACCCGTTACATAAGTCTTACGATTGTCAGCATAAGTAATTGTTCCGTTAATCGATGAATCCGTTACAAGTGACCATAACGAGTTAACTACGATATATGAACCCGTTGCACTTAAGATAGTGAACAAACCTTCTAAGTATGGATTCGCTACACCACCATCGTCTTGGGTAATGTTTATTTGGTCACCCGCTACAAAGCTATTCGTTACGTTGATTCTTACATTTCCCGAACTATTAACTAACGTACTTGTGTACGAAACACGGGTAGTATATTCTTCACCCGTTTCTAAGCGATATGTATAAAATGAATTTGTTGCCGGGTAAAAATCAGTTGAAGTAGTATCTAAATCAAACGTGACATAATTACTTAACAGCTTAGATAAATCTTGTTCACCATATCCCGTGCCGTATGTCGGCAAAAGTTTATATTCAGCGATTATGTTACTT